GCTCAATAATGAAATCCGTGTACATAATCGGAAGCCTGCGGAATGAAAACATTCCCATTATCGGGAACAGTCTTCGAGCCGCAGGCTGGGACGCATTCGATGATTGGTATGGAGCGGGGCATGAGGCCGACGACAAGTGGCGTGACTACGAGCATATTCGGGGTCGCGACCTTAAGACCTCAGTCTATGGTTACGCTGCTAGACACACCTTCGAGTTCGATACGACACATCTTCGACGGTGTGATCTGGCTGTTCTTATTATGCCTGCGGGCAGGAGTGGCCATCTTGAGCTTGGATGGTTTACTGGTGGCTGTGGGGGCGGACCCGCTAAGCCCGGCTTCATCCTTCTTGATGGGGTTCCTGATCGCTATGATGTAATGTGGAATTTCGCTACGGATATTTTTACGAACAAAGAAGACTTAATCCAAGGATTGGAGAACTACAGATGAATTTCAATTTGAATGTCACGGTTGAAGAAGTCCAGATCATCGGCGCTGCTCTCGGTAAACTCCCGTACGCTGATGTCAAGTTCCTGATCGAGAAGCTTAACGTCCAGCTTCAAGAGCAGCAACCTAAGGAAACCGAAGCCCCGGAGGAAACTCAAGATGCCTAAGCAGATTTATATCGCAGGGCCGATGAGCGGCTACCCGGAGTTCAACTTCCCGGCTTTCTTTACGGCTCAGTACACGTTGGAACGTCAAGGTTGGAAGGTCTGGAACCCCGCTGCGAAGGAAACAGAGAAAGATGTACAGACCCACAGTTCCTTCTCTACGGGAGATAATCGCTCACTGGTCGATGAAGGATGGGATTGGAAATCCGCTTTCACGTGGGATTGTGACAAGGTTATCAACAGCGATGCGATTTACCTCCTGCCCGGATGGGAAAAGAGCACAGGCGCTAGAGCTGAGTGGGCTGTGGCCCAGTTCGCTAAGGCCCAGAACCCGGAGTATCAAATCATCTATGGCTGAGCAGTTACGTCCCGGAGACGACATCAACAAGCAAGGAGTCAAATTCGATCATGGCAAGTTCAAGTGGAGTGAGTGGCTCGGGATCGACAGCTTTCACCTCGTCCCAGTTGAAGGCGTTAAAGCAGTTGCTACGATCCTTGGAATTGGCGCTAGGAAGTATGCCCCGAGGAACTGGGAACAGGGCATGGATTGGTCACGCCCAACTGACGCGGCTATACGTCATATCAATGCTTGGTGGGGGGGTGAGGACAAGGACCAAGACACGGGCGAACATCACTTATGGCACGCCGCGACCAATATCTTCTTCTTGATTGCCTACACGGCTTGGAACAGAGGGAACGATGACAGACCTAAGCGACCACAAACCCCTGCTGGAACGGGAAATGGAACAACTACAGGATTGGTTCCACCGCCTGTACGGAACGACTCGTCGAGCGCGGCTTAAGATATACCACAAGTACAACGTCTTCAAGAGCCGTGAGGAGTACATCCTCGATTTATTCTTCGACAGCACCAGCCGAAGCCTGCCTTTCCAAGTCCCTAAGAAGTATCTAGATGATATCCAGATGCGGCTTATGATCAAGGAACGGTGGGTCGACGAAATGCAGAAGAAAATCATGGGAGTATTAGGATAATGGCAAAAGCCTCAAAGAGCACTAAAGACAAGGCCCTCGATAAGAAGAAGGGCATTAAAGAAGGCTCCAAGAAAGACCTGAAAATCGATAAGAAAAAGGGTCTTAAGGACTAAACAAAAAGAAACCCCCAAGGCTTTGGCCAAGGGGGTTTTTTATTACTCAAATCTACGCCGAAGATCGGGAATTGGTGGCCTAGGTTTCAGGGCTCCTGTCCCCGCTGCTCTGGAGAGATCAGTCTCCGCAGGGATTGGACCGTAGTCACTGAGATCGAAACCACTTTCCTCATCTTTACCGACAGGCACAGCAGGGTCATGCCGCCTGTCTTCGATGTTCTCCGACTTCCTAAAGTTCGGATACGGAGAGAACCCCGGTATATCGTTCTCTAGAACGTCGGTGATCGTATCCCCCGCTGACAAACGGGGCGCGCTTATCCGGCCGCCGCCTACCGAGGGTTTAGCTTCTTCTCGCCTCTGATGATCGCTTCACGCTCAGTCTCGGTCATCCAATCTTCATACTTGTCTTTAAGCTTCTGCCGGATAGCCTCGAAGAAGGTATCGTTCTTCTGGGCCTTCGGGTCGATGCCAAGGGCTGGGAGGTACTTCTCCGGTTCGTTGCCCACGATGGGTTTAAGCATCGTGATGACGTTGTTCACCGCGTTGATATTGTCTTGGATGGGCTTCATGCCCAGTGGGGTCACAGCGCGGGCTGCACCGGCACCAGCTTCGTACTTCGTATTATTGTAGAAGTACCCGCCGGTCTGGTTGAACTGAACGTCCACGGACTTGTCTTTCAGATAGCTCTGAAGATCATCAGCCGAACGACGCCAGATATCACCTGCTGCCCGGAGAACCCATGACCTGTAGAGATCACGGACTTCAGGGTCTTTGCTTGCGATCTGGTTCACGAAGGCAGTTTTCTCCGGGGTCGCCATCGTCATGAAGAGTTTCAGACGGGCAGAGTCATTCATCTTGTTGTAGAAGTCCACGTCCTTGAAGAACTGTTTCGCAACGTGGGCAGCATTAGGAATGTTCTTGTTCTCAGGCGAGATCACCATATCGTACTGCTTGACCGTCTCACGATACATCTGAGCCTGCTTATCGGCATCATCGGCATTGCTCGGCTTGCCAGTACCAGCAGGGCCATAGGCCCCGACCGCTTGCGAGGGCGTAGGCGCGGGAGTAGTGTTGCTGCCCCCGAGGATCGCATTACCTACACCGTCCTTCACCGCCTGAGCCCACTTCGGGAGAACGTCGCTGACTTCTAGGAACCGGTTGACCATCTGAGGATTGTTCGGGAAGGCTGTAGAGATCGACGTAGCGACCCGGCTCATCGGGAACGCCCTCCGGAGGTTCATAACGTCAATGTTGTCCTGCTCTTTGATGGTATTAGTCGTCCGTTCGAGTTGAGAGAAATTCTTGCTCTTAACCAACGCGATCATATCGTCGTACTGTTTCAATTGGACGTTCATGATTTCGTTGAACCGAGTATCGCCACCCTTACCGAGCTTGGAAACCATACTACGGCCCTGCGGGTCGTCAGCTAGAGGGCTGTAAGCGGTTTGACGCATCTGGGCGGAGAGGTCGCCTTTTCGCTTCTCTAAGTTGGCTACGAGTTCGTCGATGTCCTTCTGTGTGCCTCCACCGTTCAGGGTCATTTCCTGAGCCTTCTTGCGGAAGTCACTGTCAAACGTCTCACCCTTGACGCCACCTACGAATTGGGTCAAATCCGACCGAACCATGTGGGCGAGCGTATCAGAGACAGCCGCTTCGGCATCCGGAGAGCCAGCTTCGGCAGCTAGGGTTTTTCCTCGGAGAAGGTCCTGCTGGCCACGATACTTCGCGACCTCTGCCTTAGCGACATCAACAGGAACACTGTAAGGATCACGTCCAGTAGCGGCGTAGATATAGTGGGCGTTCTGGTCGCGCCACTTGTCATCGGAAGTCTGCCCCTGTAGTGCGGCTGCTTGATTGTACTGGATATCGTTCAGAAGCGATTTACGGAGGGCATTCGCAGGTTGAACGCCAGTGATCCCTTGAACCGCCTGATCGATTTCATCCTCGAAGCCCTGATACCGGCTACGAAGCTTTGCTACTACAGCGTTCAACTGGCCGTAGAAATAGCTATCAGAGAGGTTTCCGGCACGGTATGCCTGATCCATGCGTGACAGGGTGTCTACTTCTTTCTGAGCTGCACCGGGTAGTGGACGACGGGCAGGGTCATTCGGGGTAGCACTGTCAAATAGTTTCACCGCCTGTTGAACGTCAGGATCAGACGGGGCGAAAGACAGAGCACCAGAGTCATCGGTCGGGTCTGTGTACCCACCTGCGCCGTTGCGCATCTGCATCAGCCGGACCTTACCCTTGGCCCCTGTGCCTGCGATAGCTTTGATGTCTTCGCCAGAGAGATCAGTCCCGTGTTCCCGCATGATCGGATCGATCATATCGCGAGCATCGCGTTTGATATTCTCGGTGAAGATATTATTCAAAGCCTTCCCGGAGAGATTTGTGACATTGCCGATGCCCTCGAAAAGCTGCCCGAGAGATTGATCGGCTTGTACGCGATCTGGCTCACGGCTCTGCTTGTCGTAGTTCGGATCGTTCGTGGGGTTCGGCTCTTGATAGAAAGTTGCCATTACTGAGGTCCATTCTTAAAGAAATTCTGCATTGTTTTGAACCGTTCGTCTTGATACTTCCGGGGTGCTTTCTTCCAATAGTCAGTGATGACCTTCTCGTCTAGGTCAGGGGTATACGCTGAAGCTCGGTTCTCGATACGAGTACGGTCTTCAATCGTGAAGAGATCGTTAGTCATATATGTGTTGAACCGGCTCATGTAGTCTTTATAACCTTGGTAGTCGCCCCGCTTCAAAGCAGACATGCCTTGAGAATACTCCCGGAGAGCAGCATCTTCCCACTCTTTCTTAGCTTGGGCGTCTTCCTTGTTTGCCTTACTCATGACATACGTGTCGGAGATATGCTGCGGGGTCACACCGAGAATGCTCATCAGTGCGTCCATGTTATCCATGTCACCGACTTGAACATTGTTCTTGGAGATATACTTCCCATAGGTCATGGCAACACCGATACGGGTCACGAGAGAAAGGCTTGAAGAGTTGTTCGCGATGGAGAAGAAGTCCTCTTTTCTTGTCGGAAAGTCTTCGGATTGGCCACGGGCGAGTTCCCACAGCGACCGGCCGAGAGGATAGCTTGTCTTGAGGATATCCCCCATGATGCTGGCTGATGGACCGCCAAGTGTCTCGAAGAAGCCTTTGTCGCCTCGAACGAGATCACGGAAGGCCGTAGTGCCACCCGGAGCCCAACGCTGCGAGAAGTTATAGTCCTTACCGGTAATCATCGAGAACCCGGCTGAGAGTACGCCTTCTGAAAAGACTTTATAGAAGTTGTCATGGATGTCGACGCCGCGCTTCATAGCTTCTTCACGAATGTCATCGTAGAAGGGCCACACACCAGCGACAGCACCGATAGTGCTCGGGACACCGTACATCGCGGAGTACAGCCCGAAGGCCCGAAGCTTCTCTGTGGTGGTTAGCCGCTTGGAGAAGAACTGCTCTGCGATACGAGCGTTGTAAGCAAGGAACTGTGTAGGAATAGAAAGGAGACCATTTTGCCATTGCGCCGCGCTTGCTCTTGTCATGCTTGCACTAAGCGTGTCACTCCTAGTCATGATCTTCCCGAGTTCCCGGTTGGAGAGGGCTACACCGGGGTTCGCGAGCTTCCACTCTTGGTACGCTGCTGCGAATGCGGAGAGACGTACCGTACGCTCGCCCTCATTGAAGAACATCGTCCCCTTGTCGAGGAATGCCCCCACTGTGGATCGAAAGAGCTTTGGATCGAAGACATCATCTCGAAGTGCAGCTTCACCGGCAACCTCGTATAGCCCGGTCTTCCGGAAGGCGGAGTACATTTCTAGGAATTCATCCTTCGTCCAGCCAAGGGCTGTGGCTTTCTCCGCGAAACTATCGATGATCGATTGCTCTCCGGTATGGGCCAGTCGCCGCATCAGGAATGCCGCCCCAGCCCCCTTGAACCCATTAACAGGGCCAGCCAATGCCATGACGTTAGCCAGCGATTGCATCTGGACGAACATCTGCACAGGGTTAAACAACCCGAGTTTACTGTGGAAAGCTACAGCACGAGCATATTGAGCCGGGTCTTTGATACCGGGCAGCAGATGATCCCCGAACCACTGAGCCTTCTCTTGCCCGAACTTCCCGTAGATACTGTCCATGAGTTTGTTTTCCATGAACTCAATCTGCCCGCCAAGTTCCGATCTTGCACCTACGAAATTCACGATGCTTCTCTGGGCAGCTTTAGCAGCAGCCAGTCGAGCTTTGTCGACGGTAGCTTCATTCCACTGAGGGTTATAGAGGAAGTACATCGGGTTGTTGGAAAGCTGTTTGAAGTCGGGCTTCATAACGTCACCGAACTCCTGAAGCCAGTTCTGGACAGCCGAGATTTTATAGTCGTTCATCCAGAGATTTCGGATGCCCTGACCAAGCGCACGGTTCATCGCCTGATACGGGTCGAGCTGGCGCGATGGGGCAATACCGAAGAACCCGTTCTTCTCGATGACTGTATCGAGTACGAGGTTTCGATCAGCGGTGAAGCTCGTGTCGATGCTGCCTGCGAGGTTATACTCACTCTTGGTCGCATCTACCATATCCCGATAGTTATGGCTCTTGAGCGAGGTCACCGTATCGAAGGTACTAGTTCCTGACCGTGCATGGACGATAGGTGTATCCAACGAGAGATGTTCTTTATTGAACATGCCTTTGAATACGTCAAGATGATACGGGAGGTTGCTCGCAAGAAAACTATCCAGCCGAGGATCGTTGTTCTTGAGCATCACCCGGGCGATATCCATACGTTCGGCGTACTTCTTCGCCTCTGCTTCTGTCGCGAAGTTCATAACAGCATTGTCGCCGTAGTAAGTCATACGGCCCCGCTGGCCCACACGGACCTGCGGCTGTTTGACGTACCAATCATCGAGATAGATACTGTGGCCACCCGGACGATATTCAAGCTGCTGGAACGACAAAGGCTGACGATTAAGCGTGTCTGTGACAACGAAGTGGATTTGTTCGTCGATCTTACCCGATGAGAATTCCACCTTCGAGAAGGGGCGCTTAGTCGGATCGAAGACTTGCACGACCTTGAACCCATCGTTGTTGATGAGGTCGTCTACTGTCTTCCTGACAGACGTATCTAGAAGATTATCCGTGCCGTGCTTGTATAGAAATCTTGTCTCCCCTCGGCTGTCGACAATGAGGATACCGGCGTTCTGGCCACCCCAAGGGAACTTCTCGATATCTTTCCCTTCGAAATACGGCAAGTGCTGGGCCTTACCAGAACCATCGGGATACCTGAAAGAGAATTGCTCGATACCGATACGGCCCTTGTCTCGGTAGAGGGCGAGATTTCTAATGGCGTAGTCATAGTCAGAGACCCGAGTGTAATTGAAGTAATGTTCTACTTCCTTATCGGTCGGCACCTTTCCGAATTTGTCGTAGTACGCTTTCTGGAAGTCAGCATCAGTCTGATACCACGTACCACGGATGGTGGGATTATTCGGGTCGATGGTATCCCGGTTTATCCGGAGAAGTTCTTCGACGTTCTTCCGCTGCTGCTTCGTCAGTGCCCGGCTGGTGCTGTCGATCTGTTCTCGGAGAAGCTTATTCATGATCTGCGGCGCATGAGTAGCGACGTGCCGGTTATTCCGGTTCAGATCATTCAGAAGGTCTTCCGAAGTACGGACACGGTTCAGCATCATATTCCACATGGATACAGGCGTGCTGTTGGTCGGAGTGACCATTGCCTGCCGGACCGCATCACTTTCTTCATCCACGAACCGCTGCAACTGGATGTAGTAGGAACTGCCCTGCTGACCAATCGTCGCTTCTTTATCGGTGAGTTTATATATCTCAGCTCGGTACAACTCAGCGGCCTTCCGGCTTTCGAAAGGACGTGCGTTGAGATCGCCCAACCGCATCACAACCGTATCGAGGTTAGCCCTATTCGGGTTCAACTCCGGCGGGATGTGGAGGAAATCGATGATCCCATCATTGACACGGCCACCATAGATACGCTTCAAAGCGCCCTTGGCTTCCTGAATGCCGATATGAAGTGCCTCAGGAGTAAGCCGTGTAACCCAGAGCTGGCCGAGCGTCTTGAAGAGTTCATTGGTATCTTTGCCGAAACGCTCGATCATACGGTTGGCCCAAGTAGCCGATAACGCTGATCCCTTCCCGAAGAAGTTATTCGGGTTCATAGCGGAAGGCACATCCTTGATGACGTTATCAACAGTCGGATTAGTGGCCTTGGCTACAGCATTAATCGTAGCTGCTTTGTCGTGGTCTCCGATCTGGGACATAACATCCCCGACCTTCAACTCAGGATCAGCCACGGCTTTACTGGCGTCTTTGACGACCTTCTGAAAGTCTCTTTCTACTCCAGTAGGAAGGAACTCGACACGGCCATCTTTAGACACGGAAACAGCAGTCGTCCCCGGTCCCTCCGGCACGTCATGCGAGAAGACCTTGTTCTTCTTCGGGCCGAGATAAAATACGGGACGGCCGTCTTTGTTGAAGTCAGCACGGTACTCCGGAGCCTTACCGAACTTCTGGGTAGGAACCATTTGCCGAGCAACTTCATTCGGGATATGATAAATCTCACCCTTTTGGGTCGCACCGAATTGGACCGTGCCATCGGGATGGACAGTCACAGGAACCATACCTTCACCTGCCTTGCCGGGGGTAGCGGTGACATTGTTCTTTACATCGGTGTAGAAGATCGGTTCAGCTTCAGAACGTTTCACTTCCGTGATCGGGTTACCGAAATGAACCTGCCCATAGACCGGAGATCGACCGGGCTGCTTGCCCCAAACTTCCACGGGAGCCGCGCCGACGCGTGGGAGAGTTTCCGTTTCTAGTCGAGTAGAACCGAACGGAATAGTCCACTTGCCTTCGTCGTTCTTGTATGAGATACCGATATCGCCATTCTGGAATTCAACGATACGTTTCTCAGAGCCCGAGGGCACACGAACGTCATCGAGCTTCTTCGCATCGACGAAGTAAGTCGTGGCTGAACGGGGCTGTGGGCCGACGGAAGTACCTTCTGCATCGCCTTCGTGAGGAACACGATTTCGAACCGTTTGGTTACCGTGAGGGGAGAATTCATACGTGCTCCCCTTGCTGGTCGTGAAGCCAGTAATCGGGCCTTCATTGCCTAGGGTTACTGTCTCTAAATTCTTAGCGGCACTCTCGGACAGATAGTACGTCTTAGGCGGTTGGACCTGTATAACACCTACGTCCTTCTTCATTTCCTGTAATGCGGCGGTAGCTGTGTCTTCTACGGTCGCAGCCTTACGCGCCCTCTGTGCTGCTGCACGGGCGAGAGAAATCTGGTCAGCGACGGAACCGGCTTTGCCGACAACCTTAAGCAGACCTTTACCTGCGGATGCCGCTAGACCACCCACATCAGTTACCCCGACGATGTTATTCATCACACTGTCTTGGGTCGTATAGCTGATGACCGCTTGAAGAAGCGTCTGGGCATCTAGCGTGGACATCTTGTCGGCTTTGGCGACAGCCTCGTCGAGCATCTTCGTTCCGAGGGCGTACGGTTGGCGCAGGAGGTTGTCTACACCTTCGCCTAGGTTGTTACCGGGGAACACGGACTGCCATCGGTCCTTATCAGCGAGAAGGCCGTGAAGATTATACGCCGACAGCAATGGGACGAATTGCCCAGCGACTTGCAAACCCTTGGAAACGACACCAGTGTTTTCCCATTCGGTGTTGAGGTTTTCAAGTTTGGTTTTAGCGTACTCACGGAGAGCCGTAGCTGTCTGAGCAAGGTCTGTGTAATCGAGAACCTTATTCGGGTCTTCCGATTGCATCTTCCGGACAGGACTTTCAGGGTTATCTTCGTTGACCTTCAGCGCATCGGTATGGAATTTCTCTGCAAACTTCCTTTCGAAGACATCTTTCGGGTTCGACTGGAAGTCCGCTTTTTGCATATCGTACAGGACTTGCAACGATTGAGGGTCTACAGCGCCTCCGTTCTGTTTCGCGATCTGGTCGATAAGCCTGTTACGCTGCTGGACGAAATCCACGCTTTCATCAATAGCTCGGCCCTGACGAAGACTTTCTTCATTGCCTGCGGAGATGCCCCCGAAAATCGTTGGAGCCCCCGGAGAGTTCGGCCAAGAATAGTCAGCTTTAATAGCCCGCTGAGCGGCTACTTGCGGTGGGGGTACAGGAGGCCCGGTGACTGGATCAAGAGAAACCTTATGATCCTTGTCCGTATCATCGAGCGATACATCGCCAAGAGGAATAGCCTCAGCCATTATGCACGAGCCCAGCCGGTGTAACCACCCTGTGGGGCAAGATACGATCCGACCTGATTACCGGCCCAGATGCCTACCTTGCCGAAGGTCCCGGCATTGTTAACCATAGCCCCACCCAGAGAACCCAATCCCTGACCGAGAGCCACCATCGATCCAGCCGCAGCCGCCCGCTGGTACGCGCCAAGCTGATCCTGATGGGCCGAGAAGATCGCATTACCGATCTGCTGGTTCTGGTCGACACCGAGCCAGTTCGCACCGGTCCGGCCTGCGATACTTCCGTAGGCACCGGCCAGAGAACTACCACCAGCACCCGCAGCGCCTTGTGCGGTAGTCACAGCTAGAGCTTGGCTTCGTGCGGCGATACTCTGCCGAATGATTTCTCGCTTCCGACGAGCCGCGTCTAAGTTCATTTGGAGTTGCCGCTGACGCTCAGCTTCCTGTTGTGCAGCAATAGCTGATTGGTTCGCCTGCGACTGTGATTTAGCTGCTGAATAGCTAATAGCTGCACCACCAGCGGCTACAGCCAATCCAGCGACAGCGATTAACGTGGAGATTGCGGGCATATTAGGCTCCTACTACTTTCAAATAAGCTTTCTCTTGTAGCTTATACCCAGTCCGATCATAGTATCGTTCGATACTGGGGTTACTTTGGAGCAGCGAAGACATAGCGATGAATTTCGCTCCCATCTTCCGACCCCAGAATTCAAAGGCTTCTTTCAAGGCAAGGCTCTTTCGACTGCCCCGATGCTCCGGCTCGACGTACCACATCAACTCTGTGGCAATGAGCGACTGAGACATCAGCATCTTCGTGATGATACCGCCGATCAACCCGACTGGTTTGCCGTCCTTGACGTACAGAACAACAATACCTTTCGTCGGATCACGGAGAAGGTCTTTGGCAAATTGTTCGATCTCTCCAGTAATCGTCTCTGAGGCGTACGGGCTTTCATGAGCAAAAGCCTCGGCAAGCCGGACAACATCAGGGAGATCATCTAACGTAGCTAGTTTCAAGTTCATGGTAGTGCATTCCCCATATCCATAGTGGCCCAGCCGATGACAGTGAAAGGCTCGCCGGGGTAACTCTGGATGTAGTATTGCAGAGAGACACCTTGTCCTCTGATTTTTAATCTTCGGTAATTGTTCGTATATCGGTCATCATCGAAGGAACAGAGTTGGTTTGTAGTATATCGCCCGGTACTGGTCTCGTTGGAATAGTCCCAAATACCTCGGATATAGAACTTGCCCACACCTTCGTGGTATATTCTCATATACAAGGGCTGGAATTTCGTTAACGCTGATCCTCGCAGCTTGAACCCGGTGATGAAATAACTAGTGTAATTCACACCAGTCCCTAGGATACTAGTCCAGTCTACATAGGCCGTATCATTAGCTTCCGCCCATGTCACCCGGTCGGAACCGTTGTTGTACGAAATAAGGAACTTCGTCTTCGGGGTGATGGCGGCATTACTGAGCAGATAAGCGACGACATTGTTGGCTGCATCGTCTACGACCTGCGTGGCAGCATCATTCACCACCAACGTCTCACTGACGATACCCCCGACGCCATCGACCACTACCACGTCATGGACGGTAGCGCCTGCGGAGATCGACCACGGATAGAAAGCCCCGGTCAATACGTTAAAGATGAGGACAGCGTTGAAGGCGTGCTGTTCGTCAGTTGTACCCGGATTAGTCGTCGAGAAAAGCCATGTAACCGTCTGATCGAGAGGGTTGAAGGTGCCCTTAGCCGCAGTCTTAGCTGCGTTCGGAATTTGGTTGAAGAACGTCTGGATGGTACTGATAGAGATGCTCTGGGCCTGTAGGGGATTTCCTTGTACGGTAAAGATACCGTCTGTGTTCCACCACATCGGAAAGCCGTTGACGTTCACGAAACTCGTCCCAGAGACAGTACGGATGTTGCTCAAAGGCGAGACAGTGAAGTCCGTCGCGGTGAACCCGATGCCAGTTGAACCAGTGATCAGCCAAATGCCACGGTACGCAAAGACCAGAAGCCCAGCAGCGACAGGAAAGAGTTTATAGATCGTCCCTGCTTCGGGGAGAGAAATCACTCCACCATCAGAGGGGAGCAGATCGAAAAGGTCTTCGGAAGTCGGGTCGCTCGCTTGATAGCAAAAACCAACTTGCTCGTTCCGTTCGATGATTTGGGTGAAGAGGATTTTGCTCTCGTAACCTACGGCATTTACACCAGCGTAGAAAACCCGTCCAGCATGGAATGCCCCAGTGGTAGCCCGAGCCGTGCCGGAAGTAGTAGCGGAGACAGAGACGCCACTAGCCGTAGTACGGTCTTGGTTGTAGTAGTTCAGAATGAAGTGGCCCTTAGCCGCAGGAGTATTGCCTCGACCAGAGTTCGCAATAGTCGCCGTATCGAAGGCATCGGAGGAATTCTTGAAGTTCCACCAGACATCGCAGTTCGAGGGCATGTCCGTCCGCGCACCATCCCAAGCAGTCAGCTCAGGGGTAGTGAGGTCAGCCTTGCACCAACCCTGATTAAAGAGGTTGTACTTATGGGTTGCTGACAACCCCGCGACAGTCGACGTGGGTCGGTTGTCAACAGCTAGGCCATCGGATACACCTTCGAAGTCCCGTACCATCAGGTTATACTGAGTGGCCGTGAATACACCAGTGCCCGAATTATACGTGATGTAGATATGTTCGAGATACGGATGGAAAACAAAAAGCTTTCCTTGACCGTCGGCGAACTGACAGTTGTATTGCGCAGGCGCGGGAGCCGAAGAAACCGAGTACGTCGCAAGGTTAATAGTATTGCCGGATAGCCCCGCAGACAGCGCGTTGACATTACTAGCGTCGTAGAAGTATAACGTGCTGCCGAGCTGAACGACCACGAAAGACACCGTACCGTCACCGGTGACGTTCTTCCAAAGGTACTTGTTCTTGACCTTCGACGAGACAGACACAGTATTCAGCGAGGCATTTAATTCCCGGTCAAATCCGGGGCGACGGAGAACGCGGCCGAAGAAATCGAATTCACAATCCCATGTTTCGATACAGGAATTCTCCGGGTAGTTCAACCCGGTAGCCTCTGTGATGAGGCCCTTTAGGAAGTTATTCTCAATCGAAGCAGCCGCGTTCCTAGGCATTAATGACCCTTCTTGTTCTTAACCTCGGCAATAGCGATTTGGCGCTCTCGGCCATAACGATCTACGGCCTTCAATACCTGACCCCATTCGTTGAAGTCTTGGTCGAGCCACTTCGGAAGTTCACCCTTTTCCAGATGAAGCCGCCAGAAGCCATATGGGTCCGTCTGCTTCGCGATGAGTTTGTTCCCGTTCTCAAGATCAAAGACACGGGTCTTCGATAAGTCTTTGTCACCTAGTTGGTCTTGCAAGGTATACATTATTTATATCTTCCTGTAGGTTTTAGCTGGCCGTAGTTCACACGCCCCTGAATGAAAACTTTATCGTAATCACCCATAAGCGATGCTTTCGTCTTGCTGGCCTGCTGGTCGATCTTAAGGTCCCGAGCGGTCTTCTCGGCCTTAGCGTGGGCAGTCTGTTTAATCTCGGCATACGCCAAAGACTTCGCTTCATTCAGCAAACGCTGAAACTGTTTGTCGTCGAGCGGGAGAACGAATGTATTGCTCTCGGTCCAAGGCATAGCAAGCTGCCCGTAAACCATTGTCTTACTCGACTGGAGGGTACTATCTACTGTATTGTCATACGCATCGAAAAGGATCGTGCCATCGTTCGCAGTAGTATAGAACCTCGGGGCTACGTCATTTCGACAGTACAACGTCCAATTAGCAGCGCCGTTATTATACGAATAGGACGTAACAGCCGTATCAGTGGCATCCAGATTAGTGACCATGATCACGAAGTCCGCGAACGGCATGGCTTGGATTTCTTGGAAGCTCGGGTATGGGCTGTCCGTAGTCTGGTAATCGTACTTAACCCAGAAGACAGCCTGCGCATCATCAGGCAGAGACATGGTAACGGGCTTCGTCGCATCACCTGAGGCTACTAGCTGGAAAAGATCGTTATCTCTGGGCAATTCCCCATTGGCGACGAGATTGAAATACGTCGTCTTGATAACTTCAACAACCTGTCGACTCTCGGTCGTATCGGCGATGCTATTGATTTCATCACCGTCCATGCTAGAGAGAATATTCTGGGTCAGATCAAGAAGGGTGTATTTCATTTGGTGCTCCGCTTCCAGTCATCGATCTTACTAGCAAGGAACAACAAGCCTACTACAGCCATCAGGACATTTTCACCGATGGTGCCGAGTGGCATGGGGTTCTTAATAGCATCCCAATAGGGGTGGAGAATAGCGAACCATAAACTTGCGTTGAACCAGACGGCGAGAGGAAACATAAAGGCATATTGGAAGAACCGGATACCCCGATACTTCATAGCCTCTAGGAGAGCGTCTCTCCGGACCTTCAAGGCTTCTACATGGGCAGCTAACGCCTGTGTGTCGACTACGCCATTGACCTTGAACTTCTCAAGGGAAACGTCTTCCTTCTTATTGAGATAGGTAAAGAGGGGGCCTACGACCCCCTCCGTAACTCCCTTGAAAATACTAGCGAACCATTCCATGTTATTGCTCGGCGGGGGCCTCGGGAGCAGGTGCGGGCTCCGGCGCTTGAACTACGACGTTAGTCGGAGTGTACTTGCGGACCAGAAGGGTCACAGCCGCGAAGCCGAAAAGCACCCAAGGTTTGTAGGCGTCTGGAATGAAGTGGAAGAGATCGGGGAGGTTCGCACCATTAGCGACAGCGAGTTCCCATGCAGAGGTGATAAAGAGAGTAATCTGAAGTGCGAAGGTTTTCCACTCTCGCTTGAGTTTTTCCCAGATAAGCTTGAATTTTTCCATTACGAGGTTACTCCTTTGATGACGTTGAAGTTGATAACCGGCTGTTCGGTGGTTGTGCCACCAGTTGTAGCGAAGGAAATCTTGAAACTGCCTGCTGCGACGTTTGTTACGAGAAGGATGTATAAATCCGTACCGGACTTCTGGCTAAGATGGATGGTGTCGGTAGCTGCGACAGTGCTGTTGGTTACAGTGAATGTCTGGTAGGACGCCGAACCAGCAGCCGAGACGAGTGTAATCGCCCCAGAGGTTTTATTGAGGGTGACACCAGTCGTTCGGCTAGTCGCCTGAGTTACCGTACCGCCAGCACCCGTGCCATAACCGATACCGGCTGTACCGATGGAGAGAATGCTGCCTGTTGCTTTGAGGTTACCAGCACCGGGGTCCGAAGCATACGTACCGAGGTTCAGACCGCCAGTAGAAGTCAACCGCATACGCTCAGCGATTGAACCAGCGTTACTCGTCAGCCAGAGCCAACGACCGGAGACAGAACCGGCTGCTACGGCATCGACTTCTGCGCGGAAATCAGCGGCTTCACGAATAACACTACCAGTGTCACAACCCCCGACTTGTATCCAGAACATGAAGTCATTGACGCTGACTGGCCCACCAGCTCTGTTCTTATTGAACTGCCACAGTGGACAGTTCGCATCGTTCGCGGTGTTAAGGATGCTCCAGTTAGGCGCAAAGGCGGATGACGAAGAAGACGACAGGCCCGAGGATGTGAAAGATAGGAACGAGCTGCCACCACCACGAGGCTTGAACGAGTGGGTCGTGTTGTAATAGTAGTTCGTAGGATCGGTAGCGTTGCCGAGATCAATCGCGATACCACCAGCAGGCTCATAAAAACTGTGGTAGTTCGTATTAACAGCCGCAAGTTTATTAGCCCCGAGATAAAAACCACTAGCCGCCGCCGCTGATATCGTCGAGGACCCGACAACCGCTCCCCCGATCCATGCTGCACCACCGATGCCAGCACCACCAACAACTTGGAATGCACCGGTCACGGTGGACGTAGCGGCATCTGACGATAGAACTGTGACGCTGCTCGTGCCCGCCGTAACATTCCGCCAGATTTTCAGAATGTCGCCATCAGTGCCAGCTACCCGGCTGCCGAGTGTCGACGCGGAACTGCCGTCATTGTTCATCCAGAAGAATTTCCAATAGGCACCGTAATTGTCGTCTTTATTTACGTCAAAGAACACCGTGCCAGATGGAACAGTAGTTGATGGGCCAGCAGTCGTGATTACTTTTAAAACAGTGTTTGAAGGAGGGGAATTTGTAGTCGGCCCCGTGCCTATGAAGAGGGTGTTCGATGCAACGAGACTTGCCGCAGTTAGGTTCTTAGCAACACCGATCCCACCAAGAGTAGTTATAGCCCCCGTCGACGTGGACGTAGAGTCCGTCGTAGCGGAGAAAGTCGCGCCACCTTGGAACTCGAAGATATTGTTCTGGGATTTGAGCTGCATATGGCCGTCAGAAACCTGACGGTTAATCTCAGTCCCGTTAGAAAAATCTATCTTATTCCCTGCTCCGATCCCCAATGTCGCATTGATTTGAACAGCGGCGCTATAGGTGTTCGTGCCCGACCAGACGTTGTTCCCGTCTAGAAAAGGAACTGTATGGCCTGAAGTACCAGTCGTAGCCGTGACGAACAACCCGGCAGCAGTTAAGTCTTGCAGTCGAACGGGATCAAGCGGGTACGACGGTTGAGGAAGATTAAGAATACGGAAGCCGTTCATATCGAACGACGCAAGCATCGTATTCGGGGAAGTTCCGTCCCGCGATAGTGTATTCTCTAAAGCTGCCTCTACAGACGAATTATTGTTATTTAACGTCGAGAGAGCGGATTGCTCATCGGTCAGCGAGGCAAGATCACTGAGAGTTAACTTAGCCATCAGGCGACCTTCCAGACAAGAGCTTCACTGTAAACTTCCGTGCCGTGATTGAAAGATTGCCCGCCAGAGACGTTCCCAGTAGCGTATCGTTGGAGATACAAGGTGCTTGTGCCCGACAGGGTAAACCGACCTCTGAGGCTAAGGGTTGAAACCATACCGATGCTATTAAAAATAATGATTGATCGCCCTTCGATAATAGATGCCGAAGTGGTATTATTATAGAGGCGGATTTTCACTTGACTAGTTGAGCCTGCCGCATAGTACGATGGTACGACAGCATCGATAAAATAAGTTCCTGCCGGAAGGATAATTCCGTTAGAACTCAGTGAGGCGGATGTGATTTCATTGGTTACAGATGTATTCAGTGTAACCGTCGACCAAGTGTTTAAACTGCCAATCGAATTCGGTGAGACACCGGCACTCTGCTCCTCTCGGGTATGGAAAAGCTGGGCTCCGAAAGGGTTACCCGTAGTCTGGAGACTTGTATGGGTCAACTTACCGAAAGGCGCATCACCCGAGCCATTAGCAATCGGGACTTGGCCTGTGGTAGCTGAGTCAGCCCCCTTGATAACATGGAGGTCCGTGCCCGTGAGATTTTTATGTGCTACAGTCATTATACCTCCAAGGGAGAAGGGAGCCCCGAAGGGCTCCCCTCAAGATTAGACACCGAACCACTTCACGCGGACACGAAGCACACCAGCGGTAAATACCGCCGTGCCTGCCTTAGCCACCGCGAAACCGGGGTTCGCAGTAGTCGTGCCGATGAGTGCTCCGGCCGCCGTCGACCCATTGATAAGGTTCAGACGCTTACCAGCGGTGTCGATGGTGGCCTTCGCAGCGGCCGCAACCAAACCATCGAAGTCGATTTCGGTGGTTCGATCATAACGTACGAGACCGATGTCAAGGGTCGCCGAGCCACCAGAGGTAGCACCGGTAACCACTTCGACTTCGACCTCCTCGATCCGAGCATTCTTAGGGAACGTCGCCGTATCCCAGAGAATGGTCTGACCGGAAGTAGTCAGATCGGTAAGGTCAAGGGTAAATTCAGCGATGCGGACACCGCCGAATGCCTTTACCTCACCAGAGGGGTTCTTGGTAGTGTCCTGAGAAGCCGCTTCATCGCGACCAAACTTGACACCAAGACCGTCAGAGTTCTGCCAAATAGTCATATGACCCTCCTATTACGAGACCTGATCGGTGGCGGACAAGACAACCACAAGGTTCTCCGGACGGAAGAGTTTATAACCGTAACGACAAGTCGTCACGTACTCTTCACGCTGAAGGTCCTTGTTGTAGTCGCTGTCAACCTTCGGAGGCTGCCGGATCGATCCCACGAAGGGGAGAACGTCCTGCGTCGCCGAGAAGAACAGGTTGGCAACGCCGGTAGCACCGACGGAGACCGAGTTAATGGTTTCCGAGCCAACCAGTTTGAGGTTCTGGCTCTCGTAAACGTCAAAGCCGTAGACGTTACGAATGAACCGCATACCGGTGGAGATACCGGAAGCGATAATGCCTTCCCAACGCGGGTTGTTCGAGACGTTCGTGATGTTCGTGCTGGTCTCCAGCGCAAACGCCACCGACGGGTGAACAATCGCGATACGGTTGGTATTCGGGACGTTCGCCATAGTCAGTGCGTAGTTCGCACGCGCGAAGTCCTTCGGCTGAACGACAGCGTTCGTACCCGAGGCCACGAAGCGGTGATCGCCACCGTTGATCGTGTTCAAGTTCGAGGCAGTCTGAGCAGTCGGACCAACGTCCAGCACCTTGACTTCCATTTCCTTCGCAATAGCACGATGCTGCTTGGGAACGAACGAAGCCATCAGACGACCCATGACATAGCTGTCCTGTTTCATCTTCTCGGTGATGTACGTCGCGGTGGACTTGTACTGGTCAATGGTGAACGTGAAGTTACCGGTATCCATCGCGGTGTAACGCACAGCGGCGTTTTCCACGTAGTCCTGTACTTCAGCCTGACCGATAGACGGGATATTCAGAGTATCGCCATCCGGGAAGTCCGTGATAATGTCGACGAACTTAGTCGCAAAGAGTTCGTCCAAAAGGACCTCTTTGAGACGGGTCGACCACAGGTTCGAGCGGATGAGATGCTCGTTAGTTGCGGTTGAAAAAGACATCTAATGTCTCCTTTATGAAGAGTAGAACCGCTCCGGACCTTGCCGTTTCAGTTCTTGGAATTCCTCCATTTGCACTGCTGGAGTAAAGTATCGGGTGGGATCACTCTTCCGCATCTCGGAGTAATACTTATTACCGCGACTGTTTGTCTGAGGCGTGAAGGCCGCAGGGTTAACCCGACTTGCCGGAGGGGCAACGCTTTCGGGGGTACGGTCGCTAGGCAATACCAAGGCAAGAAACGCCTGTGGAGTATTAGCCGCCATTTGGTTCAACTGATCCATGCCGATGTTTAATTCAGCAGCACGCTGTTTAACGTATTTCGTGTAGTCTTCACCGATCTTCTCGGTTAGCGTGTCTTTCACTGTGATGAGGTTCCTAGAACGGATGTTCTGGGCTTCACGTTCAGCGATTGAACGCTGTACCATTTCCTCGATCTTTGCGGGATCGACTGATGGCTGAGGCGGTGTTACTTCACGAGCGGGAGGTTCCGTCCGTTCGGTCAACTGTGCCTGTTCCAGAGCCTTAATACGGTCATCAAAGGCTCTGGCATTTTCTCTTTCTCGAAAGGTCTCTTCGAGTTGTCGTTTCTCATCGATTAATCTCTGGATGAAGGTATCCTTTTCAACGAGGGCTTTAGCCACGGCGTCTTGATCGGAATACTTTTTACCATCACCCATGAGATCATCGAGTTTCATGGTAGCAGGAGTTTCGAAGATGTTATCGGTCATAACATTCCTTTTTAAAAGAAGCTGATTAGGTCTTTCAGCTTTTGAATGATTTCTCTGTTGCCGTTTCTGTGGGCTTGAAGTTCGGCCCAATTGGCTACAGAATATTGATCTGGTTTAGTTTCCTGACGGAGGATAGTTTCTTCCCACTCCGTAATAATGTCCTGCAATCGAGCAAAGACGAGAGTGTTATTACGAAGGGTCTTTTCGAAACTCTCTCGCCTATCAGGCTCAGAAAGGTGTTTCAGCCAGTCTGTCTGGAGAGGTTTCATTTAGGCGGTTCTTGAGGCTGAGGGACTTGCGGTACGGGAGCAACACTCGGATCATGGTCATCCGGTGTCAGACCTGTGGGTGTCATTGCTTCCATGCCGACCTGCTGTTGATACGCCTGAGCAAGTCTCTGTGCGTCGGCCTGTTCAGCTAGTCGAACAAAGGGCTGAACGATATTGTAATCCTTGATCTGGAACTCATCTGCTAGAAACTTAGCCATCTGGATGCCAGAGAAGTGGACTGCCACCGTCGGGTCTTGGCCCATCGGTGAGTTGAAGAAGGTATTCAGATTTTGTAGGAGTTCGGCCTTTTCAGCGAAGTTCCTAGCGGCTACGGGCTTGAGCCTGCCTGCCCCTGTGATATCCGCTGCTGAGAGATCGAGAAAGGACTGGAAGTTAAAATCATCATCAAACACCGGGATTGATTGCGTACCGGAGATATTCCGGCGGCCCATTTCCAGAAGGGCGTTGAGGACATTCTCAGTGAACTGTTCTTCGTACATCTGGATGCGAGCGCCGTAGATACGGCTGGCAGCATTGTCTAATTTCTGAACTTCGTATGCCGTTTTCTCGCCCGGAGACCTGATCCCCATTTGCTCACCGGGAGCCCCAGCGATTACTTCCATAGTCTGGAACAAGAAGGCAAGCTCGGTATTCAACTGAAGAATGTTCAGGTTCGGCATGAGGACTTCTACGTCCCCATCGTCACCGCAGTAAATTCTCGCCATCGGCCCCCAAGTAAAATCTTGGACAGTACCTTTGATCTTCAGGGGCGGGGCCATAGAAATGGTTAGATAGTCGGCCTTTTGGTTCTCTACATAATCGACGCGGAACTGCATCCCGACAAGGTTGTCCAGTGGACCCATCGCCCAGAGGTTGTCTTGGCGAGGCCGCCACCCACAATGGAAAATGGGAGCGTAGCCGAAATAACTCGGATTTGGTTTCTTGCCGATGACCTTATGACGGTCAACGACGGTAATGACATAGTTCTCAAGGAATTCATCTTTGTCCCAATCGTATACGTCACCGTAGAAAGTCAGAATTTCCACCATATCCGAGACGAGATAACTACGGAAGGACGTGAAACCATCCATCGCGTACTGCTCATCGAAGCCTGCCATGTCACCTGTGTAGGTCTGGGCCGTCCTTCGGATATCTCTTAGATAGGCGAAGAGTTCTTCGTATTCCTTTTTGTTCTCTGGAGTGCTCTGGTTGATAAGAAGTTTCTTGAGTTCTCCAAACGAGATAATGCTGCGTACAACCTTAGGCGTCTCACGAAACGACGGAGCGGTCGGATTGAAGACGATATCAAGCGGAGAAATCCTCCGGAGGCAGGGACCGACATAGCCGACTTGTTCCTTTCCGTCCTTGAGTTTAATCCGCTGGTCTACCCAGTCTACCGTACCGAAGCAATTCCCGTAATCAACGAAGTCGTCGATACACTTCTTCATCTCGGCTTTGAACTGGCCATAGTTGACCCAATACCGAGTGATCGTTTTAATCGCTTCGCGTTTATCCTGTTGGTTACTGTCGTCGTTGTCAGCTTCCCAATCGAACCACATCCTTCGAGGAAAACTATTTAGATAGTAGTTCGCTGTGAGATTATCTCTGATCTGACAAATCTTTGGAATGGTAGTGGTATTCTTCCACATCTGAGTGGCGTTGTTAGTCTTCTGCGTACTCGTAGCGAAGACGTACTTCCGCAATTCGATCTTCTCGTTCAGCCAATCCTGACGGAGAGTATTATTCGTAGTCCAGAACTTAGCAACGTGATTGCCAAGTTGATCAGGAGACATGAAGTCGGTCAGGTTAAGAACTTTACCTGCCATTAGAATACGCCTCCAAATCTAGGATTACTTTTGTAAGGAATTTGCGGAAGACTTGTAGCGGCTGTTTGAGCCGGGGCCATCGCGATCTCAATAGCTGAGGCGAGAGCGTCTTTGCAGTCGTCGTGCGGAGGATTGTTCAAGATGAGTTCTTCTTCGAGTGTTTGACAATTTCCGCCAAGGTAATGCCAGATTTGCCGATTGTCGTAGCGCGGACCAAGGATGGCTTCAAGACGTTCCTCCTTTGACCCCTGCTTACCCGTAGGTCGATGGTCGATGATAGACAAAGCAAGACCATGAATACGAATATAATTTTGTTTAAGATCATCGACGATTACCTGTTGGGCTGCTGTGATTTCAGCGTGGACCTTCCGGAAGTCCCATTTCTGATGGAGGGTGAGAAGGTGGCTGAAGTAAGTCGCGATTTTATTCGTATCACCTACTTTGAACCGGTCGATCTCAAGAACGTAGTAATTCCTATTGGCATCGATACCTACGACAGCGATTGCTGTGTAGTCAGCCCGCTCCTTACTGGAGTAGGCGAAGTCGATAGCCGCTACGACGTTCAGCTTGTTTTGTTTATAATACCAGTACCCAGCGTTTCGGCTAAGATGTGCTCTGTCGTAATACTGGAAGCACTCTTTCGAAATTCCGCCTCCGTCTGGATCATTCGGATCGTTGTAGTATTGGGCTCTATATTGAACTTTATCGAGATAGGCTGCTCGTTTTCTCGCGAGTATTTCTCGATTAAAGCCAAAAGGTTTGCCATCCTTCCGGAACTGTACGGGCCAGAGAAACTCACCCGTACCGTCGCCTCTACTTTCGACCTGTCTCTCGAAGACTTCATACAACGACTCGATTGCGGTAATCTCAGCGTTATCGTCGAACTGTTCTACGCCGATGTTAATGAGATCGTGGTAGAGGTCCTTAGGATGATACCGAGTGCCTACTGCCCATTCTTCCACACCAGCGTCGCCAATAGAAGCTAGAAGGGAGTATTGCTCTGCGACCTTCTGCCTACTTTCCTGCGTGTAGGCGTTCTCCTTAACCACTACGTCGTCGAGGATGATAACGTCAGCATGGAGGCCGGTGATCGAAGTAGTCAACCCTGCGGTGAAAACAGTAGGATCGCGGACGTTCTCAGCTTTTCGGATTGGATGATCCACCGCTATTTCTGCTTCTGTCCACTTCGTACGTTTCCCCTCGTCAGGGTGGACCAACTCCGGCCAGTAAAATCTTACAATATCGGATGTAAGAATATCTTTGATAGCGCCGAGTTGCTTGTAGGCAAGGTTTGCAGTCGATGAAATATAGAGGATGCGGACTGCTGGATCACGTACAATTCTCCATGCGGCTCGAATAGCCACCATTGCAGACTTGCCATGATCTCGGGGGAGTAGCACGAGCTGATGAGATTTAGCATCTTCTCTAGTCCACCATTTGAAGAGTTCTACGTGGACTGCACCATAGACTCTATTGGGAAGAACTAACCTAGCGAAAGTCTCAAGATCGGCTTCGGCTAGTTCTCTAATCTCCGCCTTCTTGTCCTTTCGCGATGACATTAGAATACCCCGATGCCACCTCGTCGCGCTGGACGTTCAGCTTTATCGGGTGGAGAGCCGGCCATGTAAGAACCGGGATCGCGCCACGTAGTCTGGAGGGCCTGTTGAGCATCACCACCGTTCTGCGACCGAGAATGAACATCCATCGTAGAATTCGGGATCACCTTGTCTAGGGCTCCAGTCAGAACATTATTGAATGCATCGATACTCATGGGAATTTAAATCCTCTTGTTTGAATGTAGGCCCAAAGAAGACCGAAGAGGGCGGTGGTGAAGATAATGCGTATCGTCCAACGACCGACTTCGGCGTAGCGCTCATTCATCCATTCTTTGATCGCTTCTTTGATGAGGTCCTTTTGCTCTTTGTCAGTCATATCAATACTGATCGTAAAAAGCTTTGAATGCCGCAGCCGACAACGGTTTGTTGTCCAGTGGATAGAGCGGCGCAACACCTACGATGTTGGTTGACCGCGACAGAGAATAGTTCTGGGTCGTCGGGGTAGAATTGCTTTCGAAGTACCCGTGAAAGACGACGTTGTTGGCGACGATCCAGTTCAACATATTTGTAATATACGTGGCATCGTCAGCGCAGTTATGGTTGGCATTTCCCGGTTGATAAATACAGCCCCACTCAGGGATACAGATACCCTTGTTGTGAGCCGTACCGAACGAAGCTAACCATGCTAGACCGTAAGGAGCTGTCGTTCCGTCATCGGTACTCGCGAGACTTCCGACCACATCCCGCGTCCAGCGGATCGAAGCGTTAACTCCATCTGCGCCAGCGGTAGCGGCGTGCTGTGAACTGTCGTACGCGTCGATACCGATGTAGTCGACGTACGCATCACCGGGGTAGCTCAATACTGGATCGTAGGCGCCGACGCCGGGATTGATACACCAACAGACTTTGCAACCCGGGATAACCGCCTTTAGCAGACCGTACACCCGCTGGAAAGCCGCTTTGTAGTTAGTCGATGACGTTGCATCAGTGACCTGCCAAGCCCACGAAATCTGGAATTCCCAGCCGAGTCGAAAGACGGGTGCAGTATAACCTAACGCTAGAACAGCGTTCGCCATCGCGGTAAATGAGGCGTCCCAAGTTCCGGCGGCGACATCCGATAAGGCTTGTCCTGCGGTATTGGTTGCCAGTGGCACAGACACGACCACATTGGATCGTCCCATTCTGGCATGGCTGGCGATAGCACCACCAGACCCACTTCCCAACAAGCCAACCGAATTCGCCAAGTTTGCAAAAGAAGCTTGGTCTAGAAAACCATGACCCCACGGCACTTTCTTATTTATCATCCGGTCCATGCTGAGCGTATCTTCAGCATTGACGCTACCATAGCCATGATAAATCGCTAGCGGGGCTAGGCTAGCGGGCCATGTATGAAGGTTGACATCCCTCGGAGAACGAGAGGGACCGGATCGTACCCCTAAAACCATTACGCCGCTCTCCAACCAATCGCTGGAATTGCAGGATCAGCAGTCGTGCCGGTGACAATAGTGCAGGCCGGAGCAGTCGAAGGAAAACCACTTACATAAGTATTCGCAGCCGACCAGCCTTTGCCAGTAGCGGTGGATGAACCGACAGCTTCGGCTACTGTAGCACCACCAAAAAGTCCGGACATCGGCTGGTTCATCGAAAGCGTTTGGGCAACCGTAGCGCCACCACCACCGAACATCACAGCGGCCCATACCGCGCCCTGATCGATTAGAACCGTACTGTCGAGGGCTGAAGTGTCAACACCGCCACCGCCCGTACCTTGGGTGATTTCAGCCGCAGACTGCGCCAGCAAAGCGCCGCCGTCAGGCTTGTACCAGTTGGCCGAGCTTAACCCATACAGCGCCAGTTTACATTTGATAGTACCAGTCGCCGCATTTACGCGGTTGAACAGCAGTGCGTCGATCTTGGCCTGATCGCGAAGCGTGATGAGGCAGAAGTATAGCTTATCCTGCACCGGGGTGTTGAACGTGGCATATGTCGAGGGGAACGGAACTGGCGGGTAGTCGCGCCCGACTTCGTAGTATGGGGCTTTGTAGCCGTCTATGCCGAGCCGCATCCAGTTCGCGCCATCACTTCGGAAGGACATGGATTGACCCTTCGCCGTGAGGACACCGATAATAACCGCCGAGGCATTCTTGATGATCACTCGGAGCGTGCTGGTATCCGTCTTGACGATAGTCTGTACTGCGTCGACACCGGCTGTTGCCGCTGATATCAGCGTGACGGTCTTTTCAGCACCACTTGCGTCGACACCTAAGATAGTCTGTAGGTCAGCAAGGACGGTCGTGTAAGCGTTAGCTGTAAAGGTCGGAGCTACAAACGGCGCTCCGCGCATATCGGTATAGTTGATCTCGCGAGCCATTTATGGTGCCCTTCCGTAAAGTTGTTGTCCGTCGTTACCCAAGAGATATTGCCCATCCGATCCGTAGAGCCATACGAAAGCTGAAGGTAGAGTTCCTCGGACGTTGAGAATGTATCCACCAGCACCGTCTGACATGACGTACATACTGCCATTGGGGGCGTAGTACCCGGAGGAGATATTAGTCGTTACAACTGCGTTGAAAGCACCACAAGCGTGGTACAGTCCAGTCCGTTGGGTGCCATCGTTGATGACGATGTTCCAACTACCATTAGCTGCGAAAAGCCCTGTTCTGGTTGCCCCTGTGACGGATGTTAGATTGATATTCCCGTCAGCGTTATAAAGACCCACTAGTTGACCCCCGTGATCCGCTGGTAATCTTCATCTAGGTTATTGGCGATAGTGGCTAGTCTGTGGGCTTCCGCTTTAATGTCCTCTTTTGAGGGCTGGCCTGCGCGTCGCTTCGGCCCGCTTTCTTTCCACCCCTGACCGACCAAGAACTTATTTACTTGGAAGTAGTCTTTGCCGGAGGCATTATTGGAAAGCTCTCGAAGGTTCCTTAAGGCTTGGGCGCGAAAGCGGACTTCAAGTTCCCGACGCCATGCTTCGAGGTAAGGTTTGAACCAAGAGCACTTCGAGAGCCGCTCCCAGTGGTCCCAACCCCCGAGGTTCGCGACAGCGAAGTCATACTCGGTAGGGTCGTTGGCTTCCATGTAAAGCCGGTACAGGGAGGGGTAGCCTAGGTGGTCTTCGTTCTTCAGGGTGTAGACGACAGAGGACTTATCCGCAGAGGTCGTCTCAAAGAACAGCCCGGCTAGGAGATACGCCCCGGAGGCATTCTTAAACTTTGACATCTGTGTTTTTGGCTCGGGCTAGTGCCGCCTCAGCGAAGGCGATCTGGGTATCTAGGGCCTTCTGAGCCCGGTTCTTCATGATGAAATAGATGATTGCGGCTATGGCGGCAGCAGCCACGGCTACCCCGATAACAGCCCCGGCGGATAGACCGGCGCTTGTAGCCGCTATAACGGCCCCAGAGGGCGCTGGGAGATGATTAGAGGGGGTAGGTAGCTTGACTGCGGAAGGGCCATAGACGAGGCTCTGAGCGGCTTTCCACTCGTCGTCTGCCATCGGGTAGGGTTTACCTGCCTCGTGCCATGCCTGCGCTTTGACGAAGGCGATCCCCGTGGGGGACGACAAGAAGGTATCGGTGATGGGAGTATCGTCGGTAAGGCCGGGGGTCCTCTTGGTGAGGAAGTCCAAATAGGATCGGACGTAGTTCCCACCTGACCAAGTGGCGATGGCCTGCCGGAGAGGCTTGTTATGGTACTTCGGGCTGGTGTGCCAGAGGTCGAACTGGGCGGCAGCACCCCGGACCTTGCTCGGGAAGACAGCGATGTTGTTCCCTTGGCCTAGGCCGTCGTTCAGGCCTACCGTCTTGGTGGCCCCCCACTTCTTGGCTAGGGCTGATCCGCCCCACATTGCTCCGGGGTTGTTATACCGGATGGATGCTGGTTCCATGATTTCCTACCAGTTACGCCGGGACCCTGAGGGTACGACCAAAGAATGGATTACGACCAAAGAATTATATAAGTAAACCTAAGAATGCTTATAAGTAGTGGGCGAGAAAAGAGAATTTCTTCTTGAGGCCCCCTAAGTGATCAGATTATTGTTATCTGGGTAATTTACTCAGGTAAGCC